CGATGAACCGCCGCCGCGAGCCGACCAAACGAAAGGGGCCGCGCACCCGTAGGCGCACGACCCCCGCTGAATTGCCCCTTGAGGCTTGCTTAAATCAGAGCTCTCCCAAACATTCAAGGAGCTTTCGATTCTCTGCCGGTGTGAGACCGTCCGGCCGGAAGCGCCTGATCTGTTCGAGTATGCCGATCTCGTGCGGGGCGACCCAGCGCCGCGGAGCGTTTGCGTCCTGCACAACCTCCCTCAACACTCGAACCTGGCCGATCGGCAGTTCGTCGATCGGCTTGCCGACGAGCGCCTCAAGCTCTTCGAGGAGTGCGCTGTCGTTGCCCTTCTTGCCGCTGGGCTTTCCACCCTTGGTCAAGAGGCGGCTGAAATCGATGTCGGGGTGACGCTGTTCCAAGACCGCCAAGAGGAACTCGTTCTGGTCCATTCCCAGGTATCGAGCGAAGTCGACTGCCCTATCGACCGGAATAGGAACCCGACCGGCAGCCATGTGGCTAAGAACGACCGAGCTCTTATAGCCGAGCTGCTTCGCAATGAAGCGTTGGCTCTGCTGCTTGTCCCTGTTGGCGCGGTCCAGCGCCTCTGAGAGCATGCGCTGCGCCCTCGTCCCCTGCAACGGATAGTCGTTGCTGGCAGACGAGTGACTCACCACAGTCCCTTTCGCCGCTGCTTGCACCATTTCATGCACTCCTTTCGTGCGTTTCCAACGTTGTGCGTAATATAATGCACACGCGCTTGATTAGTTCACATGACGTGCATGTCAAGCGAAACGAACTCGAAAGTGGACTAGCCGACAGTTCCCGCGAAGAACGAAGCGAGAACAGACACACTTAAGTTGCTGATTCCTAGTGTCAACGCAACTGGGTTACTAACATGCATTTCCCATTGGACGTGTGTTATACGGGTCACGCAAACGGACCTTGGTTTCGAGGGTGCGTGAGTAAGGGATAGCACAACGAATCGACTCGCGCACCAGAGACGAGCTGACCTCCGCGGGATCTTTGCCTTCCGGCATCGGTGCGATGCGAACAAGGAAACCATGCGCCTGTAGGATCGCCGCGGCCTTCACGGCTGACTTGAGCGCTGCCCATTCGCCGTCCCACATGATCGTGATGACCTTCAGGCCGGCTTTCTTGAGCTCCAGGAGCGCCTGCAGCTGAGTTGGGTGCTCGGGATCGGTATCGAGCGTCAAGCTCTTACCGAAGGAGCCGATCGCCCCCATGCCGCGGAGCGTCCGGTCCTCGTCGATCGCCTTTTGGATCGCGATCACGTCCATTGAGCCTTCGCCCATGACGCCGTGCGCCCAGCCTTCGGCCTTGCAGCGGTGTCCATTGTAGATGAACCGCGCGGTCGAGGGCAGGCGGGCAGGGAAGAGATACTTACGCTCTGACGTGCCGGTGATGTCGCGGCCCTGGAACGTCACGAGCTTGCCGTCGAGATCGTAGATCGGAAAGAGGATCCGGCCGGCGAACGAGATCGACTTATCCTCGCCGTCCTCGTTCTTATAGTTGTAGGCGCCGAGGCCGTGCCTTAGATCGAACGCTCGCGCGAGCTCCGGCGTCACGCCGCGTCCTTCGAGATACGCACCGACGCTGCCGTTGCGATCGGGCAGGTGGAAGTTCATCGGCAGCTTGAGATCGCCCTCGAACGCGGGAATAACCACCCGCTGTGGCTTTACCTTCGGTTTCCATCCTGCCGCCTTGGCAATCTCCTCGAAGAGCGCACCTATCTCCTTGGACTCGGGGTGGCCCAGGTGTGCGTCGACAAAGGTCCACAGATTGAACTTCGCTTCGCACGAGCCGTGGAAGCAGTTGCCGTAGCCGGTATCCTCGGCGAGGTAGACCTTCCAGTCAGAGCGCCCGCACTCGGGGCATTCCTTGATGTTGAACTGCCGGCCGCGCGAGCCTGACGTGCGCCGGTAGTCGACGCCAATATGATCGAGCAGCTCTTCCGCCGTTACCTGGCGGTAGGCGCTATCGTCAGTCATAGCCCAGGAAGTCGATGATGAACCGCATACAGGCGAGGTTCTGGCTGAAGCGCATCTTCAGACCGGACTCCGCGTTTCGCATTTCGGAGAAGTAGAGGACGAACTCGCCGTTCTCTCGATCTGCCTCCGAGCGGTTGATCGTGAGTAGCACGTCAGCCGTTCGCACGACTTCGTAGTCGTCGGCGGCGTCGGTGCCGTCTGACACGGTGCGCGAGGCTTTCTTGGTGCCGTCGCGGTTGGTCTGGTAGCCGGTGATTACAGCAGCATTGAACTCGGTCGCGAGGCCGCGGAGATCCTGACCAATCTCGGCCAGGCCGTAGCGCTTCTCGGTGTAGTTGTGTTCGGCCTTCATGATGCCGAGGTAGTCGGTCACGATCAGGTCGAAGTTGATGCCCTGCGCCTCGTATTTTTTGAGGATGCGGCGCATGTCGCTGACGCGGCAGGTGCGCATCGGGAACGCCTGGACGATGAACTCGCCGAGTCCTGGGTTCTTCTCCCACGCCGCGATCGCCGCATCGACTTCGGCCTCTCGTGACATGAGCTCCTTGAGCGGCACGCCGGAGATCGCGGCGTCCGAGCGCTCGCCGATGATCGTCTCGCTGACTTCGTGAGAGGCGTAGTAGACCTTGTAGCCGGCCGCAGCCGCAGCCAGGGCGAATGAGATCAGAGCGGCTGTCTTGCCCGACTTGGGCGGCCCCATGAGGATCGAGAGCTCCTTGCGCCCCCAGCCCAGGTGCGGGGTCAGCTGCTTGTCGAGCTCCGCGCAGCCGGTGGTGATGCCGAGCACCGAGGTCGCAGCGTTGAGCCTGGCGCGGCGCGTCGCCTTGCGGTCCTGATAGCTGCGAACATAATCGACCGCGTTCGAGGTATCGGCCGAGCCCACGTTCTTCGCTTCTTCGACGGCCTTGAGCGCCTTCTCGATCACGTCCTCTTTGCCGCCGTCCATCGCATCCACGAGATCCATCGTGGAGTTGATGAGCGCCTGGTGGCGGGCGAAGGCCGTGACACGATCGAGGACGAACTGCCGGTCCTGGAGCGAGTGGGTGTAGATCATGCCGAGTAGCTTCTTCGCCTCGGTCATGTCGGGAATCTTGGCGCGCTTGGCGGCGATCTCTTGCTGCAGCCACTGGACAAAAGTCTTGGCGGTGCAGACGGCGCCGTAGTGCTTCAGGTAGCTCTGCTGGACAGCCGCGAGCGCTTGCAGATTGGGATCGTCGAAATAGTCCGGCAGGACAAGCGTGCCCGCCGCGGCAACGAAGTGATCGTCACGAAAATAGTGTGCGGCCAGCTGTTCCTGGAACGCTTGGTCAAAAGCCATGAAACCTCTGCATGTGTGTCAACACGCACATACTCACCCCACGCATATGCGTCAAGAAGCGAGTGAGCGGGCGCGGTCGATTAGTTGCTTGGGGAAGTGCTGCTCGGCAAGCTCGATGGGGATCTGTGGGCGGAAACCGAGGACGCTCGCCAGGGCGGCGACCTTGCCAGATTCGAGCTGACTGATCTGCTCGATGACATAGGCCCTATAATCATCCTGCATCTGACGTGCGTCATAATTGCAGAGGTCGAACACCGGATGGGTGGCCGCCACAAACTTCACTTTGCGCAGAGCGTCCCACTCGTCCATGACGTAGCAGGCGATGTTCTCGCTGTAGAGCTGCGTCGGCCGGGGCAGGTGCTCCCACAGGCGATCGAACGCCACCTGGCACGCCATGCGGCAGAAGTGATCGTAGGGAATGCCGAGCGCGTCAGCGACGAGCATGGACTTCCAGATGCCGGTGATGTGGTTGAGATCGCGGTCCCATATGGTCTCTGCCGTCATTTCAACCAGGGCAGGGCCGAGCAGCGCGCGCCGCTTCTCGTAGGTCTTGCCACGACCGCGCTCGCCGATCAGCTTGCGTGCCGCGGTGCGCGAGGCTTTGTAATAGTGGTTGGCGAACAGGTAGAAGCTGTGACCAGGCGCCAGGCGGCGATAGTCCCACCAGCGCTTCTCGTAGACCGCCGCAACGTCCGTGATGTGTTTCTTGGCAACGTGCGAGGCAATGAGCCCCTCGATCGCCACGGAAGGTTGGGAGCATCCAAAGAATGCTCCCTGAACCGCAGCGACCGTGGGGAAGTCGTCAGTTGGCTCGCTCAGCGAGAAAAGCGGGGGCGTGGAAGCCGATGTTGCCAAGATTTGTGCCCTTCCTGGTGTGGTAACGGAGGAGAATGTCGCGACACATGCCGGAGCGCACGATGTCGTCGAGGGTGAATTCGATGAAGCCGGTCTTGGGGTGACCCTTCATCAGCTCCCATGCGTCGACGAAGCCGCTCATGTGGCCGTCGCCGATGTCGCACTGGTCGTAGGGGTCGGCGTCCACGATCATCTTGCAGTTCTTGCCGAACCGGGTGAGGAACAGTTTCATCTGCTTTGGGGTCGCGTTCTGAGCCTCGTCGAAGAGAACCCAGGTGTTATTGAAGGTGTGGCCGCGCAGCATGCCGAGCGGGGCGATCTCGATCTTCTTCGCCTGCAGCATATACTCGACGGTGCCGGAGCCGAGGCGCTCTTCGAGGATCGCGATGACCGGAGCTGCCCAGGGAGCGATCTTCTCTTCGAGCTCGCCGGGGAGGAAGCCATACTCCTCATCGGCGCCGACCGCCGGCCGAGTGATAATGAACTTCTCGATGTCGCGGCGAGCCAGGGCTTCAGCAGCGCGCGCGGCGGGAATGTAGGTCTTGCCGGTGCCGGCCGGACCCATGCAGAAGACGAGATCATAGACATCAATGGCGTTCAGGTAAGCCGCCTGGGCTTCGGTCTGCGCTTCGAGCGGTTTGGTGCTGCGCTGAATTCGAGGCGTTGGAGCGAGGAAGTCGGAAGGAGGGTGCTGTTCACGGCGAGCGCGCTTTCCGTGAGGGTTGCGCTCTTGCCGGTTACGCTGGGCCATTGATAAGCACTCCAATGCATGTGTGTTGACTAGCATGCATTCTATCATGGCTGCAAGCGAAGATCGCGAATTGACTTTGACGAAATGCGCTGCGGGAGCGCTCACCCGATAATAAAGGCGTAGCCCCAGGGTTTTCGAGTCGACCCACCAGGAGCAGTCCACCAGATGGTTGCCTGGCCGTTTGCTCCGGCGCCGCCTGGGCTCGACGAGCTACCACCGCCGCCACCGCCACCGGGAGCTGCACCAGGGAGGCCAGTGCCGCCGGATGTGCCGGTGCCTGGCGTGCTAACCTTGGCGCCACCCTTGCCACCGAGCGCACCGCCGCCATAAGTGCCGTCGCTCGTGCCCGCGGCACCAGCGGCGGGTCGGACTGTGGTAGTTGCCGTAGAGCCAGCCGCACCAGTGCCGCCTGCTCCAGACAAGCCTGTTCCTGAACCCGCCGAGCCACCGCCGGAACCGCCGCCTTGGGTGCCGCCGCCACCACCGGCACCACCGCCACCGCCAGGCTGAGCAAAATCGCCTTGTGTCGCTGCTCCAGTGCCACCGCTACCACCGGAGCCGGCGGTTATGCCGTTCGAGCCGCCCTGGGCCAAAAGAATGGTTGACCCCGACTTTACGATAGTCGCATTCGCGCCGGAGCCGCCCGATGTGGATGACGTGCCAGCGGCACCGCCAACAGGCACTGTTATTGTGAACTGATCGCCGTCGACGCAAGCAATCGTGCGGCGAGAATAAACGCCACCGCCACCGCCACCGCCTTTGCCACCGCCACCGCCGCCGCCAGATCCCCAAAGCTCAAAGGTGAGGGAGGTAACGCCGCTCGGTGGGTCGTTCGGGCCACCACCGCCGACTGTGATGACGGTGTTACCCGTCGCTGTGATGGTGACGTTTGCTGCCACGGACTAACTCCACACGATGCGGAGCGTCACCGTGATGCGCTTGGCGTTGTCATTCGAGGACACGCTCGCACGGAGGCAATCGCCCTGGACGAGGGCTGTGCTGCCCCAGCCGCTGAGTGCCGTGTCCTGGTTCTTCTGTGCCGCACTCGTGCTCGGCTTGTCGGTGCCCGCGATCGAGGCGATCGAGCCGGGGAAGTTCGCGTAGGTGGCGCGCAGGATGTCGACCGAGCAGCTTGCGCTCGTGTCGGTTGTGACCGTCCAGCCGACGATGGTCGCGCCGCCCGGCAGGTCGGGGAGATCAACCTGCTGGCCGGCGGCAATAACAGACCCGCCTCCGTCGATGACGAAGGCTATGCTGGCGTAGGAAGGACTGAACGCCTGCGAGGAGTCTGAGCTCCTCGTCAAGGCGCTACCGTAGAACTTCATTAGCCGACGACCACGCCCTTGATCGCATTGGCCGCCGGGGCGCTCGCGAACTTCAGCGTGACGGTGTTCGAGTCCGTCGCCGTCCAGTCGACGAGGATCGCTTCGTCAGTGGCCGCGAGGCGGACGCTAACCGAGACATCCTTGGTGCCCAGGTTGTGAACGACCGCGAGGTTCACTGCCGAGCCGTCGCCAACGGTGAAGGCGAACTTGCGCGCGACGACAGTGGTGTCGATCGCCACGCCTGCAGCAGAGACGCTGATGCCGGTCGACGGCTTGACCGAGAAGCTGTTGCCGGTGAGCAGCAGGCCGTTGCCGTTGGTGTAGCTCGTGCCGCCGGTGAACTGCGTGATCGAGATGCTCGTGGTGCCGAGCGTGATCGTGCCGGTGTTGCCGCAGCGCCAGGTCGAGGCACCGTAGGTGCCACCTTCCTCGACATACCAGGTCGCGCCAGGGGTGATCTCGCCGGTCTGGTCCGCATCGGTGGCGCGCGTCCAGGCGCCGGCCGCGGCGACGTAGACGCCGTTCTGCGAGCCGGTGGTCTGTGAGGGGACGAGAACTCGATCGCCAGCAACTGGCGTCACGCCGTCACGCGCAGCGAGGCCGGTCAGGGTGTCGTTCGCGCCCGCCGTGGTGAGACGAACGCTCGGCTTGCTGTCGATGCCGGCTGCGGCATTGCTGACCTGGGAGTCGACGTAGTTCTTGGTTGCCGCGTCCTGCGGGTTCGTCGGGTCGGCTAGGCCGGTGGCCTTCTGACCGTTGAATGCCACGGCGGCAGTCGGCGCCGCAAACTGATCGAGCCGGTAACCCTGAACGGTGGTCGCAAGATCGCTGATCGTCGCCGCGAGCTGGGTTCCGGTGTGGTTGGCGCGCGCCAGGTAGTAGGCCGCATTCTGGCCGTTGAGCAGCGCGGAATCCGTCGCCTTGAGCGCCCAGGACGTGCCGTCATACCAGCGTGCCCCGCCGAGCGCGGTGTCGAAATAGACCTGACCCACGACAGGGCTTGAGGGCGCCGCGGCGAGCGGGTCGGTAACGACGCCCTTTATGGCGTTCTTCTGGAAGTCTTGGGAACTGTAAATCTTCATTGCTTGGGCTCCTATCGAAGGTCAACAGAGCCCAGGACAGGGGCACTGAAGGTGACTGTGAGGACGTTCTCGTCGAGATGCTTGACATCGGCCGCGACCAGCTCGCCGGCGGAATCTCGGATCGCGACGAGCGGGAAGCGCCCCATGTTGTGGGGGACCATCCAGACCAGCTGCGCCGAGGGCGCGTTCCAGGTGAGGCCGTCGCTTCCGTTGGGGTTGCCGAGGAAGACATTGGTGCCGCTCATTTCGATGGTGAGCGAAGACTCGCCGCCGTTGAGCTCGATCTGTGGAGTCGGCTCAAAGCCGATCACCACCGATGCGGATGTCGGCTCATCAAACGTTATGGAGGCGCTCATTCACCGCGCCTCCGAATAGTCCCTTCCCACCAGACCTTGTGCCCGCCGCCGGTGCGGTCGATGAGGACGAAATTGTCACCCGTCCGCACGTTGCGCAGTGCATCCATTGGGATGTTGATGATCTGCCAGGCGGGATTGAGCGGGTGCGCGGTAAGTGCGTAACGGAGACTGCGCTTGGGAACCTCGAACGACAGCGTTCGACCCGCCAGGGTGGCGAGCGAAGCACCAGGTTTGATGTCGATGGTCAGGTCGCTCCGAATGTGGAGATTGATGTTACCCTGCGCATCGACGAGAGGGATTATTGCTGCCACTTTCCGCCCGCTGCATGTGTGTCGTTACGCACATAGTATCATAGGGGCGACGGAACAGCAATTGATTAGGTGGCTGGTCGACCCTCCGGGTGATTGCTGCGGCGTGGTGAGAACCAGTGACCGTTGCGCATCGTGATGATGCAGCGCCGTCCGTTTGGATAGGTGACGATGTGGCTCTGATCCCAGCTGGACAGACCCTTGTTGTAACCCATGTCGAGCAGACCGCTCACGCCCGCCACAGCTGCACCATCGCCGAGCCAGGGGCTGTGCGTATGTCCGGTGTTCGACTTGGCACCCATCTTGGTGAACTGCCGCGGGTTGCCACGAGCTCCGTTCGCTCCAAGGTGGCCGTGCATGGCGCACTCGATGTCGCCGCAGATGATAAAGCTGTCGTCTTCCGAGACGAAGCGAACGCCGGCCAGGCCGTGATCGCTGAAGTCGCGCAGCACGGACTCGAAGATCGGCGGGCTGTCGACGCCCTCGGAGAGCGCTCGATAGTAGTCGGTCTGCGTTTCGAGGAAGAAGACCGCGTTGGTGGGGTCGGTCTTGTAGTCGGCTTCCTTGAGCCAGCGCAGCAGCGCGTTGTCATGGTTCGACTGGACGACGACGATCTCGCGATCGGGGCCGTCGATCGCTTCCAGGAAGCGCGTGCAACCTTCCAGCTCGTAGGCCACGTTGTCCGTGCAGTTGACGAAGTTCCTGAAGATGAAGTGCGGATCCTTGACGTTGTGGTGGTTCCGCGGACTGAAGTCGGAGAGATCGTGAATGAAGACGTATTTCGGCGCCAGGTGCGCGAGCAGCGTGCCCTTGGTCGAGATCGCTATGCGGCGCTCGACATCGTAGCCGAACGTCGAGAGCGCTACGATTGGATCGAGCTTCTCGTGGTGGATGTCGCCGGGGTTGAGCGCCTCGATCCGGTTGCCTTCCGTGATGCCGGAAGGTGACACGACGACATCGAGATCCTGGAACGTGCCGTCGCCGTCGAGCTCCGTTGAGATGTGACGGGCGAAGGTCGTGCCGTCCGGTTCGAGTTCCACGATGACCGCACCGATGACGTGGTGGAATTCGGCCTGGATGCCGGCCTTCTTCTGAACGTAGTTGGGTCGAGTGACCGCGCCGGTGGTAAACAGGTGTTTGGTGGGCTTCTTCTTGGCGGTCGCGACGGTTTGCAGCCGTTGCTTGGCGTGGGGAAAGATGCCCCATTTATCGCGCGTGTAGGTCTCGAAGCCTGAGAGTGGGTTGGCTGCCGTGGGCAGCGTGTTCATCTCGCCGCAGAAGATCAGGCCGTCGCCGATCTCAACCTGATCGTGAACCAGATATTTGCGGATGCTCTCGTGATAATAGATGGGCTCGTCGCGCTTCGACGTGCGCTTCGCCTGGTCCTCATCATAGACGGACTTGTTGTAGGTGAAGCCGGCGACAAGGATCTCGGTGTTGCCGAGATAGTCGGCATATTCCCGCAGACACCAAAGGAAGTCCTCGTGGACTGAGCTCTCGTCTTGTGCGGACGTGATAATGAAACGGCGTGTGCGGTCGGGAAGCGGATCGTAGCGGCGATAGGAAACCAGGGTTCGATCGACGAACTCGATCTCCGGCGCCTGGGGTGGCTCTGCCGGCGGCTTGGCGACGGTTCGCCCGCTACCAATGCGCGAGATCAGTTCGGGGATGCCCTCGACATTTTGCTCGCGCAGCGCGCGCATCTCGCCAGCACGGTTCTTAACCGTCTTGATCGAGCAGCCCATCTCCTGGGCAACAGCTTCGAGGTTAGGAAAGCGTTCAAGGTCGTTGTAGACGGACGCAAAGCGCTGATCGAAGGCGCGCATTCAAACTCCTGGGTTGAAAGAAAAGGGCCGCGGGGAAGAGGCGAAACCCGCGGCCCTTGGATCGTCGCGGCGGCTTAGAAGCCGTTCTGCGCGACGTTTACGACCGCGCTAACGGTGTCGCTGATCGAGGCATCGCCAACCAGGTAGGCAGCGACAGCAACGAGCACGGCAACCGCAGCGAGGATGTGAACGCGATACTGCTTGAGCATCAATTCTTCCTTTCTGTGTTGGGGGCGGGACAGGAGGGGGATGGAACCCAGGTTTCGAGACCCGTCTGATCGTAGAGCGGCACGCATGCGTTCGGCGGCTCTGGACAATCCGGCGAGTTGCCGAGGATCCAGATTGAGGCCAGCATGGCTCCGAAGGCGAGTGCGATAGCGTGGGTAACAACCTTCATTTCGTGCCCTTCTGTCTAGGTGCATGTGTGTTAGCAGCTATGCACCCACTACACAAGCTCAAAATGTGGGTTGTCGGTCTCACCGTGTTCGCGACATTTCCCGTTCTGGTTCCAGTCTGCACCCCAGCGCAGCTTCACGCCAGCTTCCTTCGCGGCCTCGAACATCGCGACCTTCATCTGGTCGTAGGGTCCGCCGGTCTTCACGTCCCAGGTGCCGGGGAACAGATCGACCGCGTGCCCGAAGCCGTCCGGCTTCTTGCGATGGTTGCAGCTGAGCGCGTGGTTGAGCCAGGTCACCTTTGCGACATTCGGATTGGAATACTTCGCCGGGCAGTTGCCCTTGATGCACTCAGCCGGAGTGCGCCCCTTGCCGAAGTTGATGTAGCACTGTTCATCCGAGCGCACGCCCTCGATCACGGTCACGTCGAACGAAACCTTCGCGACAGCCTTCTTGACGACATTGATGAGTGACGGGTGAACGCCGGTCAGGCGCTCGCCGTGAAGCAGTTGTCCCATTACTGGGGATCCTTCTTGTCTTCGTTGACGTTGACGGTGGTGCCGTTGTTGAGCGAGGGGATGATCGCCTTCGCGACCGTGATTGGATCCTTGGCGAACTCCTGGCTCGCCTTGACCGCGCCGAGCAGCAGGTTCTCGGTCATCACCGCAGCCGCGCCGCAGATGATGTAGACATACTTGCTGTCGCCCCAAATCTGAGCCGCGACCCAGCTACCTGCGCCGCCGATCGCGCAGCCGGCCAGGAGCGCCCACCAGTTGCGCTTGGCGGACGACAGGATGGACTGCAGCAGCACGAGGATCGCGCCGCCGGTGAAGATCCACATCGAGTGGAGAAGCTCGTTGTTATCCGGCTGCATTTTTACGCCTCTTTCCCCACAGGAATTTGTCGACTGGTCCGACTTCCTTCGCGAGGGTCGAAGCAACGAAGAGATGAGCAGCGATCAGGAGCGCGCCGATGGATGTGTGCAGCACGAGCCAGGTGCCGTGCCCTTTGGTGGGCAGTCCGTATTGGATCAGCGCGCCGGCATGCAGGATCGAGAAGATCGTCGAGATGGTGACCCACAGGTAGAGGATCGCGTTGCGCTTCCCGCGGAAGTAGTCAGCGACCTTGAACTGCCAGTGGCGGCCGGAGCCGACCGCGAAGATTCCAGTGAGCGCGGCGATCGAGCTCATGACGACAGGGACGAAGAGCATTAGTCACCCTTCAGTTTGACGGTGAAGCCGATGGGGTTGGTGCTGTAGTCATCGTCCTCATCCGGCTCGGCTACCTGCTGAGCTGCGGCGAAACGCTGGGCTGTCTGCTCCATGACATCGGCCATGAAGTCAGTGTCGTTCTGAATGCGACGAACCATCCAGCCGAGCACGGCGAGGATGATAAAGATTGCCGTCAAAGCCGCGAACACGCCGGTCTCCTTCATAGTGCATGCATTCTAACACGCATGCACTATGGGCGCAACGAAACTTGTTCCTGGGCAGCTCGAAGATAGTCGCCTTTTATCGCGGTGCGACAATGGTTTGGCCGAAAGAAAAACAAGGTGTTGATGACCTTCTCTGCCACCAGCGCCCAAGTCTTACCCCTTATCGCATTGTATCCGACGCGGGCGCTGATGGTGGAGTCGGGAACGCCACCGAGGCAGACGTTCACGAACACGTCAAAGGCGATCAGCACGCGCAGGAGGTAGCGGCCAATCGAAAGGATCATGGCTGCGGATCGAAGGGCCAGCCGGTGGAGACGTTGATCGCATCGAGTGCAGCCTGGTCTTCCGCGGCGATGATCGCATCCTTGAGGCTCCAGCTCTTTTGATAGAGCTGCTTGCCCCAGTCGGCCATTGCCAGCAGCGTATTGAGGCCGTCGCTGAACGAACAGGTGATGGTCGAGTTGTCAGCCGTGCGGAAGGTCGCGCCCATCGCTGCACCCTGTCCGGCACTAACCGCCGCGAGGTATGCGGCCTGACTGGTTAGCCAGTTGATCTGGTCGGTCTCATCACGGACCTGAAGAGTCTTGCCCGCAATCGGACCCGTCGCCGGCGTGAAGCCTGCCGACATACGCTTGGTGAGCTGGACGCCGACCTGGGCACGCTTGCCAGCCTTCAGCTGATCGAGACTCTGCTGCACATCCTCACGCCAGTCCTTCTGGTCGATGCGATAGGCGACAACCGGCGCGGGTTGCTCGAAGTCGGCCGGCAGCGTCACCTGATTGAGGGCGCCCATGGAGCTGTCATAGATCGCCTGCATGCGGCCGGTCTGACCGGGGAAGTCCCAGTGATTGGCGAGCGCGAAGCCGGTCAGCTGCGCGAGCACCGTGAGGCCGTTCGAGTCCAGCTGGTCGCGAAAGGCGTAGAGGATCTCGGTCGCCGTGAAGATGCGATCGACAGTGGAGCCCGGCACGGTCTGAAGCTTGTCCGCGAGCTCGGCCGGGGTCGCCGAGGCGAACGCATAGATGCCCAGGTTCTGGAGCAGCGTGATGTGGTCGGTGGGGATGAGCATGGTGGTTCCTTAAAGATTGATGACGGAGGATTTGGTGGCGTTCACAGCCTTGACCTGGTGTCGGATCGAGGCGTTGAGGCGAACTTGCTCCGCAAGGTCGACGACTGGATGTTGCGTGGTCGTGCCGTCTTCCTGCGGCACGTCTCTGTGCAGCTGCGGATCCTCGCCGATCATCACCCGAGCTATCTCGGTTGCGATGTCGTCTTCGCTGAATTTCGTGAGCGTTATTGCGTCCGCATGAAAGCTGATCGAAGCCTCGACGGAAGCACCGTTGGGTGCCTTCTTCGTCGAGCCGTCCTCGTCGATCCAGCGTGCATAGCCGTGAAACGCGATGCCTGAACCATTCTCTTGCCAGTGGCGCTCGACGGACACGGCGACTTGGGTGCCGTCATCGAGCTCGATCGCGATCTCGTCGTGATAGAGTCCCGGCCCCTCTTCGTGCCAGCCCATTCCATCCGCCCGCGGCGGTGGCTGCTTCTTGAGCTTCGTATATCCCATCAGTCACCCATTATGTGTGTTGGTATGCATGCAGTCAAGTTATGGTTTTGCGAGATTGTGAGTGAGGATCATGCGATCCTGCACCACGCCGGCGGCGTAAGTCTGAGAATTGCAAGAGATCCGTGCGACCTCGATCTTCCTGCCGAGCGGCTGCGCAAAGCAAGGCTTCCACGAGAAGTCGCCCTCGATCAGCGTCGGGAGCTCCTGGCCGGCGAGCTCGCAGGGGAAGATCGTCGAACCGTCGCGCACGGTCAGCGGCGTCGTTTTGGAGAGATAGAGGAATGCCTCGCGCTCTCTGGTCATAATCTCCCAGCCGTCTTCCTCGGCGAGGACGTTGGCCGTGACGCGCTCGACGCGCAGGGTCTCCATGGTCGAGTAATCGAGCACGACCACCCAATCGCCCACGCGCACGTCCCGCGCACGAACGTAGCCGCGGAGCGTGAGCACCCAGCTGTCCGCCCAAACACAGCTGTAACCACCACCACCACCGCCAGTGCCGCCGCCGCCGCCAGTGCCGGAGGTTGGGAAGGTGACGGCGACCTGACCGAGATAGATGCGGCCGTCATTCTGATACGGCACCGTGCTGCTCGTCGTCGCCTGCAGCGTCTGCGTGCCGCCAGCATAAATGGCGTCATCGATGTAGAGGTTGTAGGTTGCGCTTGTGCCGCCGGTGCCGGACACACCCACGGACATCGCGTTGTAGGAAATCGACTGACTGCCAACCGTCACCGATCCAGCCGCAACGCTGATCGTTGCCGTTGCCGGAGATCCAGCAGCAGCCGTGTAGCTGATACCGCCGCTGAAATAGTAGCGGCCACCCGCCGACTGGATCGGCGGGATGTTCCTACTCGAAGCCAGGCGCCTGTATGTTCCGTCACTGCGCGAGAGCATGTCGGTCGGCTCGCGATACATCGGAACCTGCACGTTCGACGGACTGCGGGCCATGTAGACCGCCCAAAAGGTCAGATCGGCCGTGCCGCCGCCGTTGTAGATGCCCCGAACGACGAGCCGGAACCACTTCGCATTCGAGGGTATAGTCGAAGAAGTCAGGGCCTCGTAACGGTCACTCGTGGCGTTATAGGTCATGGTGACCGTCGCCAGGTTGGTCGTGTGCGCAGCATCCCAAACCTCGATGTAAGGCGAGAAGGTGCCCCCGTTGGCGTAGCCGTGGATCGAGGCACACAAATACTGCCCGGTCATCGGGCTGCAATCGATCTCGTAGAAGGGAAGCAGGGTGGTTGCGGTGCCGCCCGAAGAGCGGGTCATCTGGTAGTAGCCACCGCCGGTCCACTGAGTCCAACCGCCCAGCAGCTGACCGAAGCCGTTGCCGCTGCTGGTGTAGTCGGTGTTGCTCCAGCCGAGCTGCGCGGGCGTGCGACCATCGTGCCCATACATACCACGCGGGTAGGGCATCAGGTTTTCTTGATAATCGCTCCTGAAAATTTCGGTGCCGATAGCACTGAACGTGGACCAGGGTCCGCCGCCCAGGCCACCGATCGTGACCTGACCGCCACCACCGCCCGTGAGGGCGCCGTTCGAGCCGATGGACACGAGACCGTTGTTGATGCCTTCCGACCCAGCCAGAGCCGCGAGGTTGCTCGGACGGCCGGTGAGGTTCGATCCCCACATTGCACCATAGGTTGCCCAACGGTCGGCCGGTCCCGGCGAGTAGACCGGAACTGCGGTTTGGCCGGCCGGAATCTTGGCGAGCATCGGTGCGGCGACGAGCAGGCGGGGAACATTGTTGCCCCCACCATTGCCGAGGAACCGGACATTGAAACGGATCCACCGAACGCGCCCCGTCCCCGCCGTGCCCGACCCACCGTCCGCGGGGATGGTGATGACCGCCGTCGTCAGCGCCATGTTCTTGCGGCTGATCGTGTTGAACGCTGCTGCACCGATGTCATAAGCGGCCGACCCCTGCGAGATTTCGCCGGAGTAGGCGAACGTCTCGTCATGGAACTGGGCCTCGACGTAACCGCCGGAGCAGTGTTCGTGTGCGATAAGCGCGGAGAGGGCGAAGACATCTCCAGGCTTGCAGGGGACAAGGAAGCGCCCATTTGAGAAAGGCTGAGTCAATCCATCGATTGCGTGACCGTTGGCGAGGGCGCTCGTGCCCGTTCGACCGAGAGCGTAGGATCCATCGGCAAGCTGAACGCGGGCGTCCGTGTAGGTTACGAGATCCGTCCCATTCCAGGCCGCGTCAAAGCCAATCGGATAGGTCGAGCTGTAGCTCGAATCCATCAGCATCATTTCGCTGTTGACGATGAGGTTCGTTCCTACAGGAACAAGCGCGTTGTTGATGACCTCCGCGCCAGTGAGAGCCGAAAGGTTGCCGGGACGACCAGTCAGGTTTCCGCCCCAAGTTGCGCCGAGCGTCGCGCCCTGCTCGTGCCCAGGACCAGGAATATATTGCGGCCACACCGTCTGCTGGGCGCCAGCCGAGCAGATCATGACCTCCGTCACGCTGAGTGTGCAGGAGGCAGTGGCCGTTGAGCTGTTCTGCGCGAGAAAGCGGAGGAAGCAGGCGAACGCATTGGACGGAGCGTTGCAGAACATGCCGACGCGGGTCCACGGTGAGACGCCACCGGCACTGGAACCCACAGCAGCGCGCGTCCCGGCTATCTCCACGCCAGCCGAATCGAGCCAACCCACCTGAATAACGGCAATACCCGTCGAGCCGATGGCGCTGTCCAGCGCCATGTTGGCACCGACGAACAGGCGTTCGCCTCCTGTCACAGGGATGCAATATGCCCCGTTTGGGGCGCCGGTCGTGTCGGACCCAGCCCCGACCTGCTGGTTGGTTGCCGTGAAGCTGGCCGTCAACCGCAAACAGGGCTTGCCGGTGTAGGTGATCGCCGAGATGGTGGGCACAACACCAACGTTGTCCACCGAGGTCCAGCCGGCCGAGCCAAGTTCCATGCGACTGTTGCGGACGCGGTTCGCGTCACCGTAGGCGCCGCCGCCAATTCCGCTGAAGGTTACCTGCCCGCCACCCGCACCCGTCAGAGCACCGTTGGACCCGATGCTGATCCCCGAGTTGAGAATACCCTCGCTACCGACCAGACTCGAGAGATTACCCGGCCGGCCGGTGAGGTTCGTCCCCCAGCCGGCGCCGAGCGTTGCCGCAATATCGTTCGCCTCGCCAGGAGTGAACGTGGGCCATACGGTCTGCTGGGCGCCAGCCGAGCAGATTTGAACTTGCCCCCACGAGAAAGGGACGTTCGAGGCCGTGCCAGCTGCGCCATTGTTCACAACGTAGCGCAGGAACGCCTTAACCGCTCCCGTTGGAACGGTCACAAAGCCGCCCTTACGCTGTGGGAAAGGCGTGACTGGACCGACGCCGGACGCGACGGTAACGCGGGAACCCGTCTCGGTGCCAGAGGAGTTGATCCAACCTATCTCCAGCCGCCAGTTGCCGAACGAAGGCAAGTTGTTCTGAAGTCCCGCGCCAACAAAGAGACGTTCACCAGCAACAACCGGAACCAAGTAGGTGTCGTTGCCGATCGCGGCCTGCTGAAGCGTGCTCGCGGTGAACGAGACCACGCCTTGATAGTAGGCAACACCCGACGCAGCGACTCCAGTGTTGACGCTCGTCGTGAGTCCAGACGTAACTTCAGCTAAGGTGAAGCCGTTTTGACCCGCCTCAATCTGGCTATAGCGAACGCGGTTGGCATCACCGTAGGCGCCGCCGCCGAGCCCATCATAAGTGACCTGACCGCCACCCGCACCCGTCAGAGCACCGTTGGTGCCGATGCTTACAAGCGTGTTCTGAATCCCTTCGGAGCCTGAGAGAGCCGTAAGGTTCGCCGGACGCGACGTGACATTCCCGGCCCAGTCTGCGCCACTGGTCGCAGAGAGCTCGGTCTTTCCGAGCCGCAGTTTTTTGATCCAGACATCATGCTGCATCGGCGAGGCCGCAGGCGTCACCTTGATGTAGCACTTGCCGCTCGTCGCGCCGGAAGGCGGAACGACCGTGAACTTCTGCAGCGTGTCCGCGATCGTAGCGTTGATGATGATGTCCTGAGACCAGGGCGTCAGTGCGCTCCCAGTGCTGTCATACCAGCGGAGCTCGACGTGCAGCGTTGCGTTCGCCGTCCCAGTCGTGCGGGTCGCGGCGTAGTCAAAGCTGAAGTAGAGCGGGATTCCAGGCAGGAAGCTCGTGAACGCCGGTGAGAGCACGTCATGAAACGTGCCCGTCGAACCAGACGGAACATACATCGCGTAAAGGCTCATGGGATGTCGACACCTAGTTTATAGAAGCGCAAGTTGCCGCCTGTGCGCCACGGTCGGTCGGCTAGATCAGGGTCCGTCACGTCACCGGGGTTCACTACAGGCGTCGGGTTGGAGAGAACCGTCGCGGTCCAGTCACCATCGGGGATGATGCTGTCGTTAGGCGTCGTTTGGTCGTTGCGCTTCAGCATGATCGACGCCTTCGCGCCGCTGGTGTGACCCGTAGCCGTGATGACGACTTGCGTGTTCGCGCCGAAGTTGGTGAGGCTCAACGACTTGTGATTGCCGTCAACGCCAGCGGTGAGGGTGACGGCCGGCGAAGTCGACCAGTCGATCGTCTCCGTAGAATTCTGCAGGGTCGCGGTGAGGTTGATGACCTGGCTCGCGTTGAACGGCACGCCGTCCATGAAGTCGAAGCTTCCGCCGTCACCGACCAGGCTAACGGTCGGACCCGCGGGGCCAGGGTCTCCAGTGTCACCCTTCTGGCCGTTGATCGCCGCATTCAGGTCCGCGATTGCGGCATAGAAGCTCGCCCACTTCGACTGGAAGGTGGTGGGATTGATCGGCGTGTGCTGCGTTGTGTCGTTCCACGCCGGGGTCAGACTGGAAAGATAAGCGCCAAGCGCGGTCCATGCGGCGCTCGCGGCGTCATCTTCGGTAGCGAAGAGACCCATCGATTGAGCCTTCGCGTGCAGCGAGTTCCAGTCGCTCTGCGCCTGGTTGTAGGACAGGATCAGCGCGGGCTTCTCAGTCGTCGAGAGCACGGCATCGGACGCAATGTTCTCCAGATTCACGACGACTTCGAGGCTGTCGCGGCCCTGAATCGTGCCCTGGATGTCGCCGTGATAAACCGGCGCGGTCAGCGGCTGATACGGCGTCGTCGCGACCGAGTTCGACAGGATCACGCCGGTCGCATTGATGTCGCTATCGACCTTGCGATAGGCGCGAACCTCGAACGTATAGGTGTGGTCCGCGGGGACACCCGGAAGCACAATCGCCCGCCGGTCGGCGGGCGCAAAATAGGTGGTCACGTCGCTCACCTGGGCATTATAGAACAGCGCATGCGTGTTGTCACGCATGCACTTAACTTATGCGGGCGGTGTGCTCGTGACGGTAATCTCGAACCCGTCGATGGTCGCTTCGTCGCCGCCCCAAAGCCATTCCATGCTGATGTTGGCCGAGCCGTCATTGTTGGCGGTGTGCTCGACGACGCCCGTCGCCGGCAGGGTCGGGGCGGGGATTGCAGCTCCGTTGCGGTCGTTCGAGCTGTTCCAGTTTGCCATTAGGCTTCCTGGAGCCACCGCGACCACGAAGTCCTCGCTGACCCACACTGAAGTCGCGTTGGGATTCGCCGAGCGCACGCGGGCGGAATAATTGCCGGTCGGCAGGCCAGGGATCTCGACCGGACCAACGCTCGCGAACCCAACGCTCGTCCAGGCGCTGTCGATCGAGCGCTTGTATTGGACCTCGTAGTTCTTGATCCCAGTCGTATCGAGCGGCGGGTCGAAGCTCACCGCAACCTTGCCGTCGACCTCGAAGTGGACATCGGTCACCACGACATTCGTCGGCGGGTCGAGAGTCGCATAGGTGACGTTGATCGTCGCCTGCACCATCGGAGCGCTGGCAAACGGAGCTCGGTCGCCGCGCTTGTTGAAGGCGACGATGGTGAAGCTCACCTTGTCGCCAGGATGAACCCGGACGCTGTAGGTGCTCGTGTTCATCGCCGAGCCGGCGGCCTGGGGAGCGCCGTCATTGACGCTCATGAAGATGTCAGCACCGGCATAGTTGACGATGTGTCCGCACGCCCACTTGAGATCGACCTGGATGCTCGTCGCGTTCGCCGGAACGATCGGGTCGAAGCTCAGCGTCGTCGAACGGACCTGGGGAACGATGCGGTCGGAAACTCGCGTGGTCGGCACAGGGATGTCGACCTCGGGCGGCCCGTAAATCGCATCGCTGTATTCGACGAAGGTCAGCGTCCGCTTTTCGAGGCCGTTGCCGCTGATCCCGGTGAGAACATACGGCTTGCGCACCGTGTTCACCAGGCCGAAGGCGAAGTTCGCATACTGGTCCGGCGCCTGCGGAAGCGGCGTGCTCAGTGTCACAGAGCTCGTCCCGTCAGCGTTCTGTGTGACGCCGGACACCGGGGTCTCGATGATAACGTCCGTATCCCACAGCTGCACCGCATCTCCGGCGGCCGCGGCCGGCACGTCCGCGAGCTGGATGGTGTGGTAGACCGCACCGTTCGTGATCGAGAGGACTTCGTAGTCGTTCCCGTTGATGATGACACGCTTCGAGTTCAGCTGGTCGGTCGTGAAGTCGAGCCCGCCGGGCTTGTTCACGATCAGTGACTTGCCCGCGACCATGTTGACGGTCGTGGTAGCGCGCTGGAGCGCGTCAAAATGCACGATAGCGTGACTGGTCCCAGCAAGGGTCACCGCTTGGTCGAGGTTCAGCACGAGGTTCGTGCTGCCCGCGGCCAGGCGTCCTGAGTTGCCCCAGTCCATCATGTCGTGCTGAATCAGCGCGACCTCGCCCATGGTCATGTTGATGGAGTCGAGCCAGTTGTCGAACTGGATCGTCCGCATGATCGTGCGGTTCGAGTAGATCGCCTTCCACAGCTCCTTCGTCGCCTGGGCGAGGTTGTCCACGCCGACGAGGGTGACGTTCGCGGTGCGCGGCGTCTCGTTGAAGGTGACGGCGCTGGGGTCGACGTAGCGAATGACCTTCGCCTTGTTGCGATCCGTCTTGTCGTAATAGGTAAACTCGTATTCGTTCGCCCGATCCGACATTGAGAGATAGGTGATCTGGAAGGTGTCCTGCAGGATGTTGCCCTGCGTGAAGACGTGGACAGGATCTCGCGGCCGATCGACGCTCACCGAGATCTTCGTGCCGAACGGAACCACGGTAGCCTGTCCGACGCGGAGCACCTGGCGCACGCAATCGCCCACGTTCGAGG